ACAAATAAGGGGGTAAAAACGAAAAATACAAAACCAAAAACCAAAAAATGCTGAATTTGTGCGAGTTACACAAAAACGACGGAAAAACGAAAAGTACAATCTCCTTGAATTTACCATAATTTTGCTATAATTTGGGATGCCGGTTGGTATAACCCAATTATAACCAATTATACTAAGGGCGGCCAAAAGCCGCCTTTTTCGTGCCAAAAACGGCCTAAAACGCCCGAAAAATAATGGTTTTAGACCATTTTCGTGACCCCACGAAAATGATGCACTGCACACGCCTTTTGAAGGGCCTTTGAACACCCTTTGAAAGGCGTTTTTTCGTGCCCGCTCCGACCGTACTTTTCGCCTCAAAAACGGCTTTGGGCAGTAAATTGGGCAGTAAATTGGGCAGTAAAAACTCGATAAAAAACGGCTCGACTTCAACCCCATAATACAGCAAAACAAAGCGAGTTGACCCCTATATTAATGTATTTCCACAAGTCGGGAATTGTGTCTAAATTATTGTAATTTAGTATTTTAATATGGATTTTTGACCCAAAAACCGCCTAAAAACACCGCCCTCCCCTGACAAAGGTCAGTTTTGGGATCCAATTTAGCCCGCTGCGGACGCAATTTCGGTACCGTCGTTGCCCCCCGCCATGAGTGCTTCGACCTTCTCTTCCAGTAGACCGATGATCTTCTGCTGGTCGGCCACTTTTTCGCGCAACAGGCGGACAACTTCGTCGCGATCCGGCGGAGGTGCCTCGTTCATCACAGCAGGTGACCGATACATTGAGCCCTCACCGGTGATGAGCCAATCGGCAGAAATATCGTAATCAATACATAAATTCTGAATTATATCCATGCCTGCTTTCATCCTTTTATTCAGAATTTCTGAAAATTTTGCTGGTTTTATACCAAATTTTTCTGCCAAATCAGCCTTATTCAAGGCTAATCCAGAAGATAATATCGCATTTATAGCCTCTATAACTCTCTCATTTATTGCAATTTCAAAATTTTTCATCAAAAAATTCAGATTTTATGTATTACTATTCAGAATTTCTGTACATTTGCAGCGTGTTTCAATCATTGAAGCACGCGACAAAAATAGCAAAAAGAAATGACAAAGCAACTACACACGAAAAAAGGGACCGGGAAGGAGATCGCCAGACTGCTCGGGGTGAGCGAACACACGGTGAGCGACGCCATCCGTGGAAAGATCGACACGAAGACGGCACGGAAGATCCGCACGATGGCCATCCGCAACTATGGGGCAATCGAAATTGAAATCTAATCACCAATAAATAAGGAGGAAAGAAAATGAGACACAACCTGACTTACACTATCGACAGAATCGAGGCCTGCGCATTCGCGGCGCTGGCCGCACTGTGCATCTACGGCGCAATCGCCAAGGGCGCATGGTGGCACATCGGGACGGCGGTCATCTGCGCCGTGATGGCCGTGGCTTTATGGAAGAGCGCAATCGTGGACGAGAACGAGATTGACCTGGAATAAAAAAGCGTCGGATGGTAGCGCGGATAGGCCGCTAATCGGATAGGCGGAATAAACTCTTACCATTGGCGGGGTTCGAGTCCCCGCCCGCGCACAAGGAACTAACCTATTAAAATGAAAGAGATATGAAAGCAACACCTAAAATGAAAACCTCTTACCGGATTGAAGGCAAGATAGAACTGACGCTGAAGGCCGTGACCTTTGCGCCATACAGGAAACTGACCGATGTGGAGATTATGGAATGCCGCAGATCATGCTGGAGAGGCTTCAACCCATACAGCGGAACCAGGACTTTCCTACAGGACAATGCTGGAGGCGGTCAGGCCTGTCTTTGCTTCAAGATGTACTGTCGCGACAACGCCTCTTTCCTTGAGCGTGTCGGCCACCTGCTTGGCAAGATCAAGACAGCAGCACTTGACTATGTAAACATGAGTACCGTCAAAATCAAAGTCGTGCTGTAAGCGAGTGCGAAGACGGTGGGCCTTGCAAACACAGTCGTGCTGAACCTTCTTGATGGCAGGCACATTGGAGGCATAGTCAAGCTCATCGTAGTAATGTGAACCCATAACAAACAGATTTAGGCTGCAAAGGTAGCGAAAAGATGCAATATTTCAACAACATACTGACCGTGGAAGCCGGATGGATGATTGAGCAGGGCGTGATGACCAAGATGGAATATGACAACCTCGTCCATCATACCAAGGACATCCAAGTGGTGCGCCGCGCCTGCCGCAACACACCCGCGCTGGTGGCCTACGACTCGATGCCCGACCGCTATAAGAAGGCCATCGTGGAGCGCGTGGGCGACCCGCGCAAGCAGGCCCGGCAGAATGTGCTGGAAGGGCTGATTGAGCACTCGGCAGCGGCCACCACCTTCTTTGAGGACTACATGATTGACGACGACCGCCACCTGCCCGCCGACAAACGGAGGGAATACTACACCAACGCCGTGGTGCTCGACGCAGTGAAGCGGCTGATCGAAAGCCGCAACTCGAAACGCAAGGCCCTGGGCAACCGCGCCACGCGCTTCTGGGACGAGATCAGCGAGGCCGTGCAAGACCTTGACCTTACGAAGTGGCCGCACACGCTGCCCGCCAACGCCCGCAGCCTGGAGCGCAAATACCAGCGTTATCTGGCCGAAGGCTACGGCAGCCTCGTCCACAAAGCCTACCAGAACGGCTCGAAGAATGCGGCGAAGGTGGCCGACGAGAACCAGAAGGCGATGCTCGTCACCTTCATGAGCGACCCGCGCAACCTCGACAACGAACAGGTGGCGCGGCTCTATAACATGGTGGCGGAGCAGATGAACAATGGTTTTGCAGGCGAGACGCCTGCGAGACCGTGGAAGAAGATAACGGCCTCGGCGGTGGCGGTGTGGCGCGACAAGTGCGACGATCTCATCTACGGCTACCGTCGCGGACGAGAGCAATACAGGGCGAGCAGGTCGATGCAGGTGAAGCGCAGCGCGCCGACGCGCCCGCTGCTGTTTTGGACGTTGGACGGCTGGGACGTGGAGCTGCTGTATCAGGAGCGGAACAAGAACGGCGTGGTGACCTATACCAACCGTTTGACATTGGAGGTGGTCTTGGACGCTTGCACGAAATACCCGATAGGCTTTGCCATCGGGAAGAACGAGAACGCCGAACTCATCAGGGAGGCCTTGCGGAACGCGGTGAGGGAGACGCAGCGGCTGTTCGGGAAGATGTATCGCGCGGCGCAGATCCAGAGCGACAATTTCGCGAAGAAGGCGATGATGCCGACCTATGTGACAGTGGCGGACAAGGTGACACCGGCCCGCGTGAAGAACGCGAAGACCAAGCCTGTGGAACCTTGGTTCAACTACTTCAACAAGAAATACTGCCAATTGCAAGAGAACTGGAGCGGATTCGGCATAACGAGCAAAAAAGACAACCAACCAAACATGGAGTCGCTTTCGGCACGGAAGAAGGATTTTCCGGACAAAGCCGGGCTGATTGCGCAGATTGTGGGCTTCATACAGGCCGAGCGAGCCGAGCTGGAGACGGCGTATGTGGCGCAATTCGATGCCACAGGGCTTCAGGAACTGGCCGAGTCGCAATACCTGATGGCCTTCGGGGAGAGCACCGGCGAACGACGGTACCTGCTGCAAGGGTGCGGGATTAGGGCGACTTTGGGTTGCGTTGGCAACGCAACAGACGGGACGGCTGGCAAGAGGGTGATGGAGTATGACTGCTTTGACACGCGGTTCCGCAAGTATGCCTCGACGCGCTGGCAGCTGCGCTACGATCCCGAAGACCTCCACTATGCCGTGGCCGTCAACGAGGACGAGAGCCTACAGTTCGTGCTTGAGGAGAAATACATACAGCCGATGGCCTTGGCAGAGCGCACCGAGGGCGACGCTGCCGAATTGAAGCGGGTGATGGACTTCAACCGCCGCAAGGAGAAGGAACTGACCGATGAGATGAACGGGTACAGGCAGACGGCTTGGGATATGATTGGCGACACCACCCTGGGCAAGCTGCTCATCACCGACAGCCGTGGCCAGCACAAGCTGCCCAAGGCGAAGGCAAGGCTGGCGGCGGCAAGCGTGGAGAATGGGACTTATAGGACGGATGGGACTGATGCGGAATTTGAGGAGGTGGAAGAGAAGGAGGACATTTTCGCGATGTATTAGACCAACGATTCAACGATTAAACAATCAACAATCAACCAATAAATAGAGAGATATGGAAGACATCAAGAAACAACAAATCGTGAACGCGCTGCGCAACTACTGCGAGCGTTACGAAAGCCAGGCGAAGGCGGCCAACTCACTGAAGAACGTGAGCGCGGCCACCGTGAGCCAAATGCTGAACGGCAAATGGGAACTCATCAAGGACGAGATGTGGCGCAACGTGGCGGCGCAAATCGGCTGGAAGGACGAGAAATGGAACGCCGTGGCCACCCGCGACTTCACCACCCTGACGCGCATCCTCGAAGATGTGCAGGAAAACGCCCTTGTGATGGCCGTGACGGGCGATGCGGGCAGCGGCAAGACCTTTGCCCTGAAGCAATACACCAACGCGCACAAGCAGGTTTATTTGCTGTGCTGCAACGAATATTGGAACCGCAAGGCCTTCCTGAACGAGCTGATGCAGGCGATGGGCCGCGACGCAGCCGGACTGAGTGTGAACGAGATGATGCTGGAGGCTGTGCGTTACCTGAAGATGCAGGAAGCCCCGCTGCTCATCCTCGACGAGGCCGACAAACTGAGCGACAAGGTACTCTATTTCTTCATATCTCTTTATAATGCCCTTGAGGGCGAATGCGGCCTGCTCATGGTGGCCACGAGCCACCTTGAGCTCCGCATCCGAAAGGGAGTGAAGGCCAACAGGAAAGGCTACAACGAGATCTGGAGCCGCGTGGGAAGGAAGTGCGTCACCCTGAAGGGCGTGAGCGCAGCCGACATCACGGCGGTGTGCGAGGCCAACGGCGTGACCGACCCAAGGGACATCGACATCGTGATCAACGACTCGGAGAGCGACCTGCGCCGTGTGCGCCGCAAGATCCACGCGATACTGAAGGGAAAGGAGGCCGCGAAATGAGAAACACCCCGACGAAACGGCAGGCCGACGACAAGCGCACCCTCAACCAGAACCGCAGGCTGTATTGGCTCCTCAACGAGCTCGGCCTGAAGGACAGCGTGGCCGACCTGGTGAGCGACGAGACCAACGGGCGCACCACCCACACCAGCGAACTGACCTTCATCGAGTGCATGAACCTCATCCGCAGGCTGGAGCAGTACACCCGCAAGGCGCAGGAGAAACCCACACCCCAAAGCAAGCAGAACCGCATGGACAAAAAGCGCAAGGGAGTCATCAAGGCCATTTGCGCCTACGGCGAGCTGTGCGGAGTGAAATACACGGTTGACTACGCCAAGAGCATCGCCACACGCGCTGCCGGACGTGACAGCTTCAACGAGATATCTGAAGGCGAGCTGACCAGGATATACAACGAATTCTGCCGCAAGCAGACGGCGGCGAAGGTAAAGGCAAGCCTGCCCACCCTGAAACGAGAATATTCCCTGAACTGATGAAACGCGCTCTCACCATCACCGACATACGGAGTTACAAGGCGACGACCTACCGGCTTGAAGGCGGGCTGGGCGACGCGCTTGGCGAAGTGGAACTCACCGGCAGCTGGATTGTGTGGGGAGGGTCGGCCAACGGTAAGACGCGCTTTGCCCTGCAACTGGCAAAGGCATTGGCCAAGCATGTCAGAGTAGCCTACGACAGCCTTGAGGAAGGCTTGAGCCTGTCGATGCGACACGCAATCGAGGCGGTGGGCTTCAGTGATGTGAAGCGGAACTTCGTGCTGCTCGACGGCGAAAGTATCGACGACCTGAAGGAGCGGTTGCGCAAACAGCGGTCGCCCAAGGTGGTCATCATCGACTCACTGCAATACACGGGCCTCACCTATAACGAATACAAGCGGCTGCGCGACGAATTCCGGCAGAAGCTTTTCATCTTCATAAGCCACGCCGACGGCCACAATCCCAAAGGAGCCGTGGCCGATTCGGTGAAATACGATGCTTTCGTGAAGATTTTCGTCGAGGGCTACCGGGCCTATCCCCAGAGCCGTTTCGGTGGCGGCGAGCCATACACCGTTTGGCCTGAAGGCGCGGCGAAATACGGACACACACCAATAAACACTATTCAATAATCACTTAAACACAATTCAAAATGGCAAACCTCAACAAAATGAGCAGAGAGAAACTGCTGAAAGCCGGATTCAAGTTTATCCGTATGACCGACTACCCGTGTAAGGACGGGATTCACTATCAGATTAGATTCTGCGACAATGACGACTTCGTCTGGAAAACGCTGAACACCTACAACACAAAGGCTGCACGGGAACGGGCCGCTGCGGAACTGATTTCAGAAGGGCCGTATTTAATCCTGGAATGAGGAAGGAGGCCAGCAATGAAAAGAAATCGCATGAAATTCATCCCCATAACCTATTCGGTGGCATCTTATACGCCTTGGGGAAAGAAGAATTCAAACACCATCTACTACAAATTCCTTCTGCTTGACGGCAAAACCAACGAGGAATTGATTGAAAAACGAAAGGTGGAGATATTTGATGCTCATTACCATGACTGCGAGAACATCCAAGTCAAAGTAAAACGCGGGGAACCGATTTATGTTGACGGCATAATGGCCCCAAATAATATGAACTGATACAATAATAAAGACAACCAATAACAATCACTTAAACATCATTCAAAATGGCAACAAGACAGAAAAAGACCCTGATTCAGGGCATCACGGCTGAACAGGCCAACGACGCTTTCGCCAACTATGCGAAGGCCGACGCACAAATCAACAAGATCAACGCGGACATCGAGCTGCAATGTGCCAAGATCCGCGAGAAACGCGCCGACGAGCTGACGCGCCTCAGCGACGAGAGGGAGAAAGCCTTCGACACGCTGCAAGCCTACGCGGTGGAGAACCAGGCTGAACTTTTCACCAAGAAAAAGAGCCTCGACATGACGCACGGCACCATTGGGTTCCGCACGGGCACCCCGAAGCTGAAGACCCTGAAGGGCTTCACTTGGGCATCGGCCCTGAACTTGGTGAAGGAGTTCCTGCCCTCATTCATCCGCACGACGGAGGAGATTGCCAAGGACAAGCTGCTGGCCGACCGCGATTCCAAATACTACGAAGGCCCGGACGACACCGTCGGTGTGCCGATGGCCGAACAAATGGCCAAATGCGGAATAGCCGTCACTCAGGACGAAACCTTCTATGTTGAACCCAAGAAGGAGGAGGCAAACTGATGGGCGGAAATGGAATTTCTCCGGAAAGGACGGGACGCGGCAGGGGGCGCGTTGGCAACGCAACAGACGGGACGCGATGCAACCACGAAATCTGGGCGAAATGCCCGGTTTGCGGGACGGAGTACGACAGGCGCGTTTGGGGCGACACCTGCCCCAAATGCGCACGGGAGACCATAAAGCGAATCAAGAACGGCGTAATGAAAATGGCAGAACCATGAGCGAGATGGAAGGCATAATGGACACGGTGAGCCGGATGATGCCCACGCAAAAGATCAAGCTGGTGAACCTGATACTGGCGAGCATGACCGGCAAGAAAAACGAGCCGAAAGAGCCGCCGATGCCGGTGTATGAGGGCATGAAAATGTTCGCCGAGATCTACCAGCAGAAAAAAGGCGTGAGCTATGCGCCGAGCGGCAAGTTCTCGACCGCCGACTTCAAGCACATGAGGGAACTGATAGTGAAAATTGGCGACCGTATCATGGAGGAAGGGGCGGACAGGACGCTGGTGACGGACGGGATGCGCCTCGACGGCCTTCGGGGTTTCCTTTTGGCGGTGTGCGGGATGAAGAACCAGTGGTACTTCGACAAGCGGTTCACTCCCTACGGGCTGAACCACGACTTCAACGACATCTACACACAACTCAAAAACAACAGCGACCATGCAAGACGGAAAGCCTATTACGACTGCCTCTGACCCCCCTGGCCCCCTTTCAAAGGGGGGACGCGGGACTATGGGACTGCGGGATAACGTGCCAACGTGCTATCGGGATAACGACGGGATGGCCGTGTCGTTGCCAAAACAGCTGAAGGACTGCCCTGTGGCTCAGCGGCTCTATGACAGGACTGGCGACGGTCTTCCACTGGCGGCTGTCGCTGTGGTGGCCGCTGCCGACCGCAGCATCACCACGGCCACGGAATCGGTGAGGAGCACGGGGCAGGTGAGCGTGAAGCGGTTTGCCAAGGACTTCGACGAGCGGACGCTTGCCGCCTTGATCCTGACCCACCTGACCATCGTGGAGGACATGGTGAACGTGGCCCGACCGCTGAAGCCGGAAGCGATGGCCATGCTCTCGAAGGAGGTGGCGCGGATGCTGGTGGAGGATGACATGCAATGGAACCTGGCAGACATCCAAATCGTGGCCGACCGACTGGCCAACGGCGACGCGGGACAGGTGTACGGCGGCCTGAACAAGGCAATGGTGATGAAGGCCTTCTTGTCCTACATGGGCGAGAAATGCGACGCTTTCGTGGCCTTGCGCGAGGAACAGGCAAGGGAGCACAACCGGGGCTTCGGGGAGGCGCGCACGAGCAGCCCGGAGGCCATCCGCGCCGGGGAGCGGGTGAAGCATATCGCGGCGAGGGAGGCGTACATCAAAGGGGAGTTATAGGACGGAGGCTCGTGCTGTCGACATTTCGTGCTTTCGTACTAACGGATTGGACTAATAGGACAAATAGGACTGATAAACTGATAAACGATTAAACAACAAAACAATCATGGAGAAAACAAGACAATACCAATTCGACAAGATTGAGATTTGCCGCAACTGCGGCGGGGAGGGCATGGTGCATCCCAAAGTGGAAGGGAACTGGCTTCTGCGCCGGATGCAAGATGCTGACAGGCTTGTCGCCTGCGATGTGTGCAACGGCAGCGGGCGCGTGGAGAAACACACGGAAATCACAATCACGGTGAAACCTTATGGGACGGAAGAGAAGCAATAGGAACTACATGAGGCGCGTGGGGCTGGTGTGCCAGATTGTGCAGGAACACTACGAGCCGGGCGACCAGTCGAAATGCTACAGGCAAGTGTGGAAGCTGTATGTGAACCCGGTCTATCCCATGTGCTACCGCACCATGCTCCGCTACATCGCGACTCCCGTCCCCAAAGAGGAGGAAAACGAAAAAGAAGATCCAAACCAACTTTCATTATTCGACCTATGAGAAAATCAATCATCATCAAAGACATTCAGGACATGCTGGCCAACTCCCTGCCGAATGTGAAGTACATCGACAAGGACTGGGGCCAACTTGGGATGGAGCAGCCGCCGGTCGGGTGGCCCTGCATCCTTATCGACATCGAGCAGGTGGAAATCCGCCCGCTGAACGACGGCAACGAGCAGCACAAGGCCACCGTTGTGCTGACCGTGGCCAACAAGCGCAAAAACAGCAGCAGCGCACACGCTTCAAGCGCATCGAAGGAGAAAAGCATGGAGACCATCGACCTGACGGACGACATCCACGACCTCGTGCAGAACTATGCCGCCGACGGTGCGGAATACTCGCCGCTTCAGGTGGCCTCGTTCTACAAGCTGAACGACCTGCCGGGCGCGGAGGTGTATGTGATGCGCTACATTACGAGCTATAAAGTATAACCAACAAACACTTAAACTACAAAGACATGAGCAATTTACATGCAAAAGAAATCAACGAGAGCCTTGCCGGGGGATACACCTCGGAGGCTTTCCAAAAGGAAGGCAAGAACATGACCGTCGTGGCCATGTTCTCAGGCATCACAGGCGGCGCGACCGCCAAACTACAGCAGTCCGTGGAGGGCCGCGTGTTCCAAGACATCCCCAAATCGGCGGTCACACTCGAAGCCGGACAGGGTGAGCAGATGTGGAACGACGGCATCCTGCCAGAAGGGACATTCGTGCGTATCGTGGTCGGCCAGTCGGCTGGCGAATTGTCAACCATCAAAATCCTATCGTGATGGCAGAGGCGATTTATCTGAACGAAGGGCGGTCGGCCTACGAGATTTGGCTGGCCCAAGGCAACACCGGCACGGAGGCCGACTTCCTTGAAGCCCAGCGCGGAAACAGCGGCTACACCGGGGCAGCCGGTGAACTTGAGGTGGTGAACAACCTGACCCAAGGCGGTGCGGCCAAAGCCCTCAGCGCGGAAATGGGTAAGAAGCTGAACCAGGACAAGGCCGACAAAGACCTTGAGAACCTTTCGGCAGCGGGAAAGGCCAAGTTTGACGCTAAGGCCAACACCAAGGGCACATACGAGGAACTGGTGGCTGGCGATCTTGTTTCGCTGAACGACCGCGTGACGGTGAAGGACAAATTCGTCATTCGCTGCACGGCGGGCGACGAGAGCATCGACAGCAGCAGCGACGCGCTGCTGCTTGAACTGATAGGCGGCTGCGGCGACGCGGAGGCACATGCCTTCAAGATCAACGCCATGCGCTGGAACAAGGCCAACGCCCTCGACCCGTCGGCATGGGCTTCGGGCAAAACCAGCGGCTACATCACAGGCGCGGTCGTTTCGACAGGCTCAACGACCGCCATCGGAACCGGCAGCCACAAGCTGTGCATCATCCGCTGCCCGAAATGCGAGGCCGGGGAATATGGCACGGCAGCGGCCAACAACGGCTACCTGCTGACGGATTCGGAAGGCAACAACCTGAAGGTGGGCGACTCCACCATCATCGGCGTGTGGTACAGCGCGACGCTCCCGGCATCGGGGACGGAGGTGGCCGCAGTCACCGAGCACACCTTCACGGGCCACACGGAGAAGTTCTATTTGCCCGACGAGGGCTATATGGTTGTAGAGGTGGCCGGGGATGCCAACCTGTCGGCGATATGCGCCCATCTCGCGTGGTCGAAGGATTACGACAAGTTCACATCCTACGTGTCGCCCGCCGAGTTGGTGGTGGCCGTTTCAGCACTTACGAGCAAGTTCCAGACGGCCACGGTGAACGGCAAGACCTGCATCATCCTCAGGGGCATCGAGCAGGGCAACGGCGGCATCTTCGACCGTGTGGTCATCTACCCTGAAGGCGGCGGCACCTACGAGCGCAACATTGCGGCCCAGCTGCTGACCGGCCTCGAATGGACGGAGACCGTGATTGAAGGCGAGGTGGTGGAAGGCGAAGGCGAGGCGACGAGCGGCTACCGCTACACGGCCAGCCTGCCGACCACGGGAACCTACGCCGCCATGCGCGACGGCCTCATCCGCTCCGACATCGAGGGCATGACCCTCGAAGGGTACAAGCTGACCTACGACAGTGCCGAGCAGATCACGCCAGCGACGGCCTTTGCCGGGCTGTATGTGGACTACCAGATGGCCACCCCTGTCACGGGTACGCACTCCATCAACCCGACGGGGAAACTGCCCAACGACATGGGCACGGAGGAAGTGGTCGGCGGCGAATGGGCCACCGGCACGATTGTCATTTCCTACATGCGCGGCTTCAAGGACTCGATGAGGGCCTTGCTTAACGACTTCAACGCGGCTGCGGCTGAACTGGCCGAGTTGAAATATACAAAGCCGCTGTATTGCGTAGGCGCATGGCTGGGCAACGCCAACACCGCCAGCCCGACGGATCTGGACAACCCGGATGCCTTGGCCGTGTTCGGCAACAAGGAGTGGGCCTTGGACTGGAGGCCGTTCCTCGTCGACATGACCGCCATCGAGGGAGAGACCAAGAAACGCCCGGTTATGGAACTGAAAAGAAGCAACTGGCTGCGCGACATATACGGCAACTGGGCACCCGTTGTGGGCATCACGACGGCGATGCGCGACGAGTGCATGGCCAACGCCCTCTACACCGACGCGGCCTGCACTGAGCAATACTGCGCCGCCGGTGCTTTCGACCCTGAAGCGTTCCTGGCACTGTGCAGCATCGAGACGGTGGACGGCGTGAAGAAACTCACCCACCCGACGCTTTACAAGGCCGCCGACACGGAAGTCACCCACTATCTCATGCCTTGGGAAACGACCGAGACGAAATACAGCATCTTCATTGGCCGCAAGGATACGATATATTTGCTTGACAACCTCGTTGGAGCATCGGGAAAGGAATGGAACGGCATCCTTGGCGCGAAGGCGAATGTGTGGGACGGCGTGGATGTGGAGGCTTTCGCCCTGAAGCCGACGGGCATCTGCCCCAGCCCGGCCACGGCCATTTCAGAGAACGGTGTGACGAAAATCCGCAGTTTCTTCTACAACTACCCGTCGAGTTTGACGGGCATCAGGGGAAGGAAAGGCTATGCGTCGAACTGCGCCATGTTTTACGACGACGGCCACTATCCGACCAGCGGCTACAGCCAGATTTCCACCAAGACCACCGCCAGAGCCAACAACCATGTGGCCACGGCCCCGTTCCCGGTTTCCGAAGGCGGATGGCACGCCCGGAACACATTCCTTCGTTGCATTGAGACGGCCTTGGGCACGAAATACCTCTGCTCGTATGCCCGCTTCAGCAGCGGCATCACCGCCGTTGACGCTTGCGGCAACGAGAGCCAGTGGCTTGAAAGAGGCGGTGTCCGCATCAAAGCCACCGGCGACGCGGACTGGACATACAAGAACTGGGGCGGCAGCGGCAAGATCTACTACAAGGACGGCAGCGCGTACAAGACCATCGACATGGCGGCCATGCTGACGAGTTACGGCCCGCACATGAAGACCTTGGAGGCTCAGATTGCTTTGTCGTTTGCCGTCGAGTTCGGCATTGGCGCAGGTGACAAGTTCGAGTATAACGGCTGCACATGGTGGTACGCCAACCCGACGACATCGACATTCACGCCGCCCACCGTGGCCGAGGGCTACATGAATGCCCGCGTGTATAAGATTGTGGCTGGTGAATTTGCCGCGTACAGCGACACAAGCGGCACGGAAGAGACTTTCACGGTGGAGTGTTGCCTACGCACCGGCTTGATGCTTGGATGCGACATGAGCGGCGATATTGGCCCCTATTGGGGAGGCGGCTGCGAGATCGTGGGTGAGTGCAAGACGGCACCTTCGAGCGGAAGTTATGGCTACACCCTGAAGGCTTACATCGAGCCTGACCAGGAAAAGTGGGTCAACGAAGGCAACATCAGCGTCAACATCGGGACGAAGTTCCCTTCCGGCTTCGAGGACAAGTACCGCTACGCGGGGAGCATCGTCACGAGGGCGGACAGTTACATTCGCCGCCGCTTGCCGAACACGCCGTTGCCAGCGTCGCACGGCGGCGGCTTCAGCAGGGGCGAGTGCGGCTACGGCTACATGGCCAACTATTGGGGCAGCGCGGGCAAGAAAACCCGTGTAGGTGTCCGCTGTGGCCGCTACGCCAGCTACAGAGTTTTGTCGGCGCGTTATCTGATTGCGAACTTCACGGCTGGCTTCGTGTACACTTACTTTTGCGGTTCTGCTCAAGTTTTGTTGGATGTGCAATGAAGTGAATCCCCCTGCCCCCTTAAAAGGGGGACGAGGGAAGCCCCGGCGAACTGGGTTCGTCGGGGCTTCGTGTTTTTTTGTTTTTTGCCTTGAAAAAGTTTGTATGTTTGCGTCGCAATTCAAACAACATAACAACATGAAAGATTTTCGTGAGCTATGGCTTACAGTCCATGTGGCGATGGCCACAATGTCGGTTTTCAATGAAACAGATTATCCGACTGAATCCATGATTAAGGAAATGGAAAATGCCAAAAACGATTTATTGCAGATAGCCAGTGAACGTGATTACGGGAAGGCAATTGAGAGGGCAAAAGAGCAGTTTTCCGAGAACGGGTATGAAATGACGGATGAAATTGAAAGGTTTGTCTTGACACCAGACCAGTTCGACATACGCAGTTCCGTGATTGAGAAAAAAGAGCGTTATTTCAAGAAGTTTCCCGAATATTGGGAAAACGAGATTGGAAAGTTGAAACGTAAAAATGCCATAGCGAACAGGCGGACATACCTGATAGGCGAAATCGAAAGGCTGCTGAAAGAAGCGGATGGCGTCAGTCGGGAAACGGTTGAGAGAATGAAAGAATACTCCGAATACAACAGGAAGGTTTTGGGGGGAATCTGACGGTCGGATTCCTTCTACTTGAGCTTTTTGAGGATGCTTTCCATGCTTTCCTTGACATTCTTTTCTATTACCTGCCTTGCAGCTTTCCTCACCTTTTCGTGGTCGCCGAGGAACTGGCGGCGCGGCATCTTGTAGTTGTAGCCTTTCACTTGCTGGCGGATGGCTTTGCCGTTGCGGTGGATGGTGCGGTGATGTGGCTTCACATAGACGATTCCGCCGTAGTTGTGGATGGCGGCGTATGGCTCGGAGGTTTCCCAAGTTACGGAGTCGTTGCCCACGGTGCAGCGGATGGAGCGGCGCAATTTGCCCGTGACCAACAGCAGCGTACCCTTGCGATTGATATGCTTGCGGGGCGGCCATTTTCGTGTAAAGAAAGCCTTGCGTTGGAAGTTGCGGTCGAACTCGTCGGATAGCTCCACGCGGAGGTCGTTGAGGATTTTCTTCTTCAGGTCCATTTTTTCAGTAGTTTTGCGGGATTGTTTAACCTAAATCTTGCAGTTATGATTACACCTTCAATCAAAGACAAAGTGCTGTATAAACTGGTGGAAGGCGACACCTTGAGAAAAGAGTTCGACATTCACACCCTGTCGGAAGAGCTCGGGATGGCTCCTGATGTGCTGGATGCGATACTGAAGCATTTCGAGAAGTTAGGGCTGTGCCGTGTCAGACGCTTCAGGGGCGGCCTCGTCGAAGTGATGCTCTATGTAGAGGCACACGACATGGCGCTTCACGGCGGGTTCGTTGCCCAGGAGGAGCATCTTCGAGACAGCCTGAAGAAGCTTGAGCTTGAACTGGAGAGCCTTCGGCCTTCCTTTCCGGAGCGGGCGGGGCTTATCGGAGGCATCATTGCGGACATAAGCGCGGCCCTTGGGCTTTTCCTGTAGTTCCAGCTGGGCAGTGATTTGCTCGATGTCGGCCAGTTCGCTCCAGTCCATCGGGTCTTGTGTGAAGTCGGCTATAAGGTTGCCGTTGACGTAGAGAGTGCGTTTTACTGTTTTTAGCATATTTTCTCGTTTTAATGTTGTGCTATTGAAAAGTTTTGTATTTTTGCGGGTGAAACGGCTAAGGCCTCATGGAGGGTAAAACCTCTTACGGGCTCCATGCCGTTTCCTCGTTTATAATAGTCGTAAAAGCCCCCAGTTCCGGCGGATTTGCAATCCGGCGGGCTTTTTTTTCGTGTTTTTTAGCTTCCATATCATAATTGTTTGTATTTTTGCGGTGCGGAACCTTTCAGTATGCAGGTAGGTCGTCTGGACCTTGGCTACTGGGAGGTTCTTGCATATTCGGGCAGTTCCTTTGATGCCGAATAGAGATAAAGTTTCCCCGAGTCTTTGTATTTTCCCACATGCAGGATTACCTCGTTGCCGTTTTCAAGTGTCGTCCTTATGTAGAAAAACCTGTCTGTGGCATCCTTCAGTTTTTGGGTAGCCGCTCCAGTGTTATGAGGGTCGATAGCGGCATTGCCTACTGTCACACCTTTATCCAAATACGACTGGGGATTGATCAGAATTTCGTTTTTCAGGTAAAAATCAGCATTGCCAAACATTGAGGCGGCATAGTGATAGCAAATATCCACTTTGTATTCTCCATTTCTGAAACTCTTAAAATCAAATTCATACTCTGTTCCATCAACAGTATAGGTCACGCGGCGGTTCCTGTTGAGTTGCCTACCCTGCTTGGCCATCATAGTCCGATTGGCCTTGCGTCTGGCTCTTTCTTCTTCGGTAAGGTTGTCGGAGGTCACCATCGTCATCACAATCGCGTTCACCTGCTTTTTCACCTCGGCGGGTG